ATCTGTTTAAAGAAATATATCTACCATCATCTGTTTTATATGAGTAAGCCTGTTCACCTGTGTTCTGTTCTACGTCTCTTTGTTTTTTATAGTTAATGTCACCACCTCCTACAATCTTGCCAGACATAGCTAAACTAATTGCACTTCCCCATAACGCCCAACCCATTTGTATTCTTGCAGTAGCTTCTGCCGCCGCTTCAGGATTAAGGTATTCTTTTTTTCTAAATGGATTTAAACCTCTAGCAATTTCACTTCTAATTTTACCATTTCGCATTCCTTTTTCTGCCAACATATGTCCCATTTGAAATTGAAATCTACCAAGAAAAGGTAAATGCTGTGCTGACCATCTTAATAAGTTTGATGGTGTATTTACAAAGTGAAGACCAAGTAGCCTTAAAGATTTATGTTTTGTAGCAACTCTTAAAAGAGAACCTGTAAATTTATCTTCTAGTTCTTTTGTATTAGGATTTATTTGACCTACATTTCCAGTATATGACCCTTCCTGTGCGTGATACAAAGGTGAATTTAATCTAGCATTTACTGTTTTATCAATTTCTATTGCTGAACCATTTTCTCTAATATACTCACCTTCTATTTCTTTTGCTCTTTTTTTATAAGCATCAGCATAACTAATGTCAGTTAACTTTAATTTAGTATCTTTTATTACACTAAACTCTGGGTTTTCTTTTAATATTCTTGAGTTAATCAAAGATGTCATTCTAGCTTTAAACATCATAGATTTAAGAAATTCATCACCTGCTGATAAAACTCTCATAGGTGCAGAGACCGTTCTACCTGCTCCTTTAAATGCACCTGTTACTATTTTACCTAATCTAGTTCCATCTAAACCTACAAGGTTAGTTACAGTTTCACCCCAAGCATCAAATAAATCTTGAAGCTGTCCTTGCCTCATAGTGCTATCATGTTTCATCTGTCTACTATCAAGTATGGCTCGACCTTCATAAAATGATTTACCTGCTCTTTTTAAAGCATGTCCAATAAATGCAAATTGATATAGATAAGTTTGTAAGGCTTCTCTCATAATTACTTTTGCTCTGTCTGCATCTCTTAAATACATGTTAGCACCTCTCAACATCATAGTTGCAGGTTTCCACTGTGTCTGTACCAGACCAGATACAATGTTTAGTATGTGTGTATCTGGTGAAGATAGAAGGTTATTGTTTACAAATTCAGTTGCAATATCCCATTTATCAACTTCTCTAGCATTTTGTAATGCTCTAATAATTTGGTCTCTGTCAGATAATTTACCAACAGCATTCATAAATTCCCATTTTTGTTCAGGAGTTCCATTTGCTAATTTAGACATTTTAGGGTCTTCAGGGTCAGCCATAAGTTTTGCGGCTCTTGCACCATCAGCATCTATGTTATTTGCGTTTAATCCTCTAGCTACGTTTGTACCCATCTCAGATTTAACTTCTAACATTTCTTTGACATCTGCCATCTGTCTATCAAAGTCAGCTATCATTTGTAATTTTTCAGCAGGTAACAAATCAAGCCTGTTACTCTCTGTGCCTAACCCACCCATAATGTCGTATCTACTTTTAATAGCGTCTCCTTGTGCAACCATAGTTGCATAAAGTTTAGTAAATTCCTCACCATAAGCTACTCTTTCTGCCGCTTCTTTTAATTTCTTAGGGTCAGCACCAAATCTAGTGACTGCATCAGCAATCATTTCAGCGTGAGTAATCTTTTTCTTTTTTAATTTTTCTGTAACTTCTTCAATCGTAAATTTAATTAATGCTTCAGTGCTAGTCGTTTGGTCTGAACTGACATTATTAAGTCTGACAGCGTTGTTTGAAAGTTTAGGGGGTTTATCATCAGCATCTATTTTACTGGAATTAAGGTCATTGATATATTCTTTTGTAGTTTTAGGAGAAGGTTTATTTTTTAAAGTTGGAGTATTATCGTCTGGTATCAGTTCATCAAACAGTCTTGCACCTGTTATATTGCTCTGCCCTTTTTGTTCTATCTCTAGTAATTTTTTAACACTTTTTCTTCTTAAAGAGTTGTTAGTCATTTTAAAAGCACCTGCGGCAAAGACAGAACCAAAAGCTGTTCCAAAACCAAAACCTGCGGCTGAAGCTATTGCACCTCTACCTGCACTATATTTTTCTTGTATTCCTGCTTCTATGTTTGTGTGTTGTAATAAAGCATCTTGACCACCTGCTATAACTGTATTGATAACACCTTCAGTCAATCCACCTTTTACCATTGCTTTACCTAATGCTTGTTTCTGTGCATATTTAGATGTTTCTTTCAGTGCTTTTTCATTTATTTCACCTGCGATTTTATCTTTTAAAGTAACTCTTAATGCTTGTTTGTATGCTTGTTTAGCCGCTTGACCTCCAACACCTGCACCAACTATGTTAACAGGGTCAAGTATCATTGCACTTCCATTATCAACTAACCATGCACCAAAACTTCTATTTGGGTCATTCCAAAATGAAGGAAGGTTTTCATAAGTTTGTGATATGTATGCAAATTCTTTTAACCTATCTTCATTGTCTTCACCCATAACATTAGATAAATCCATACCCATAGATACAGTGTTGTTAGTTCTCCAAGACCTATCTTCATAGAAATAATCTAATAATTCTACATGGGTCATTCTATTAAATTTCTTGTCGTCTTCTCTGTAAGAATAATAACTACTTAATGTTTTGTAGAAGTCTTCTGTTTGTATCTGCTCTAAAGCATCATTTTCATTAGTTGCTACTGTAGGTACTTTATAAGGAGTAGTTAAGGTAGTGTCGTTCTCTTCTGTTGTTGTGCTGAATAAGTCTAAACTTGCCATTTATTATTTCCCTATTATGGATTGAATTATTTGTGCAATTTGATTGTTTGCTTTTTTATTATCCGCATCATTAGAACTATTCATTTTTAAATTAGTTGTAATTTGTTGAATGATTGTTGTTAAATCTTCATTAGACATCATATCTATTACTTCTTGGTTAAGTGTTGTTCCAACTATTGAAGTAATATATCTTTTTATTTTAGGAAGTTGTATTTTTTCAAAAGCAACTTCTTCTGCTGTTTTATCTTTTGTAGCTTTTATAACTCCAGTTAAAACTGCTTCCCTAATTTTAGGGGGGTCAATCATGTCAAAATTTGACAATACGGTATCTACATATCCTCCTAATGTAATTGCTTCCCCATCTATACCTGTTGATATGACTGTGTTATCTCTAACTTCTTGTGCTTCTTTTTCTATCTGTCTATCTACTTCTTCAAAACCTGCTGTTTCTTCTAATTCTCTTTGGTCATCAAAAGTGGTTAATTCTTTTTGTTTTATGCCTACAGCATTTTTATATTGTTTAGCTATGTAGCCTTCAAGTTTAACCATGAAAGCATCTCTTTCATCATTCGTAGGTTTTTTTCCATTTTGTTTAAAGAAATCATTTTCAAAATCATAAATCTCTCTGAGAACGTGACGTTGGACAGAACTTTCTGCAAGTGCTTGTGCTTTTTCTTTATTACGCATAGTGCTGTCTTTAAATGCACCATCAACAATACTCATTATAGATTTAGAGCCTGAAGAATATGCTAAGTTGTTTAGATGTAGATTTGCATTGTCATCTTTTTGTGAGTTCTCATAGTGAGATAACATTGCACCCATTTTTCTAGGGTCAGTGTCCAATTTATTGAACTCTGCTTTCATCTCTTCAACATCAAAGAAACCATCTGTATAAATCTTTTCAACAAAAGTGTCTAAAATTTCAGGGTCTTCATTAATATATAAATCAGCCATCATAGATTTATCAAAGTTAGCTACAGCTTGAACATCACCCATAGCTTCTAATCTATCTCTTAAAACCATCTTTTCTGTATGGCTTTTAGGTCTTGTAACAGTTTCACCTGCCGCATTAGTTTCAGTTACATCTGAGTATAACTCTGCGTAGATTTCTTTTACCTCTTCTTTTCTTTGGTATTCTTTTTCTTGTCTGTCATTAACTTCTAAGGCTCTTCTTTTTCTTGTTAATTCATCTTGAATACCTATAACTGCTTTTGATTTTCTTGATGCTAAAGTTCCAATAGCTGAACCACTTTTAGAATATCCTAAATTTGTATTCATTAAAATATCTGCTCTATCTAAATCAGCTTCCGTTGTTGCGTTAGCAATGATGTCAAGAATACTTCTTCTAACAATAGATAGTGTTTCTGCATTAGTATGTAATAAATTTGATTCACCTGAACCATCACCATTAGGTACTGGAATTTGTAAACTTTTTATAAAATCTGGTAATTCTTTTTTTAAATTTTCTGTAGGAATATCATCTAATAATCCTGTTCCTTCTCTAACTTTTTTGTCAGAGTTATATGCACCTCTAAGTTCTGCATCTTGGACAGCATCTCTATGTCTAAATTTATTAAATTGTGAAGTAAAACCTAAGAGAGTTGAACTATCCATTGCTTTAGTATCAGGCATGTATTGTTTATAAAACATATCAAGGTTCATGCTTTCATTTGAAATGTCATATCCGTTATCAAGTTTACCTTGTTTTATAGAATTAATTACTTCATGGGCTTTAACTCTACCTGCATGATAATTTGTAGTAGCTTCTATGTATTTGCCAGTTAACTCTGGGTGTTTTCCACTTATAATTTCTGATTGGATAATTTCAAAAGATTTACCACTAGCATACATCTCATCAATTTTAGCTATAGCCCCATCTTTTTTTCTATCTATTCTTAAACTCTCTGCTTTACCTATTGCATACCCTGCGTTCTTTAAAGATTTAGCTAAACCATTAACACTACTACCGCTTGACACATATCCTGCATTAGCCGCACCATAATATTTATTTGTACCTTGTCTTTTATATTCAGCCATTACTATTTCTTCGCTCCTTTATTAGTTTGACTTCTTTGATATCCACCGTTAGCCGCAGTAGATACTTCTAGCATTAGACCTGTTCTTGAAGGGTCGGTAGGTGGTTTTAAACTGTTGTAAGTTTTAGATAGGTTTGCATATGCTTCTGTTTTCTGATTAGAAAATAATTGTAAATCTTTGTCGTAACCATTTGTAATATCAATCCAATCTTCATCATATAACGCACCAAGAGATTGAACAATTTTGGTACTGTTGGCATTTCCTAAATTTACTTTCTGTGCAATTTCACCGTCTCTTTCGGCTTTGGTTCTAAACTCAGCTTTTGCTTTTTCCATATCAGCATTAACTTTTTCTTGGTCAATTTTATTAATATCGTGTAAATATCCTTTATCGGCATTTCGTCTTGTTGTTTCTTGGTCTCTTCTGATAGCTGTATTGTCAGCTTTCTTTTGTCTATGAGAAACAACTGCTCCTACTACTGCTAGTGCAGATTGAACATCACACATTAATTATTTACCTCTTTCATCATTAATATAAATGGCATTTTTCCAACGCCAAAATCTCCTATTTTTTTCTTCGGTTCAAATCCTAAGAATTGTAACCATTTTAAACTTTTCCAATTTCTCTCATCTACAAAATTGTAGACATATTTATAATCTTTACTCATGTCGTTTACCCATTTAGGACATTCTTTAATAAACTGCTTAATATGTTTAAATAAATCCTCACTAGATAATAACCAAACTACTCCATACTCTTTTTCATTTGTTGAACTAGACCCAAACATTCCAATAACACCCTCAGACTGTGAACCTACAATCGTATATATTTTTGCATTGTCATGTGTAAAAGGTATTACTAATGCCTCCAATGGAGTTGAAGCATTTGAAGCCATAATTTCTTTTCTATCCCCTATTCTTATTTTAGGGGCTAACTCTAAAGCATCTTTTAATATTGCTTTGCGTACATAATTTTCTTTCATTAAATCCTTCTTGCTCTTGAGTGATAGTAACCTTCAACTTCTGCGTCTGCTATATACATAGGCAGGTGTGATGAAGATTTTATATTTAACGTAAACTCTGTGTTCCTGCATTGCACTGGAACTCTTAGTGTTCCTGAAGTGATTGCAGGTCTGCCAACAACACTTGTTGCTGTACCAATAACATAACCATTCATTATACTTGTAGATGTGTCTCTATTGTTTGGAACAACTTCTACTTTAAAGAAACCACTGTCTTCAAAATTAAAAGATATGTTTCTTATTTGGTATCTACCTGAAGTAACTGCAACTAATCCTCTACCAGTATTCTCTCTGATGTATGGCGTAGTTAATGTGTATTTACTCTCATAAGGAACACCTACAAATAATGATGTGTGATTTCCTACAAGTGTATATGTAGACCCTGAAGTATTTGTAACTTTATAGTTATTTCCATTAACTCTATCTACTGCTATTAAACCAGTCTTTGCACCATACGGTGAAGTGAATGTTGTTAAGTTTGTAGCACTTGCATAAGTACCAGTAACAGAAGCCTTTAAATCAATAAAAATTCCATGACCTATATTAGCATCTTTTAAATTTCTTAAATCTAATTTTAATAATTTTGTAGTCGTCCCTTCTGAAGCTAATACATATAAATAACTTTCAAAAGACCTTACACCTATAATTTTAAGACCTGTGAATGTCCACTTAGACCAAGCATTTTGTACCTTCTCACCGCCATCAAAGAAATATTTATAAATATACATTGTGTTTGAGTTAGTAGCAGAGGCAGTACCACTAAAAGGTGCTGTCTGACTATCTGCTGTATCTGAAACTAAGAATGCTAGTACATCTTCTGTAGTGTTTGATACAATTTGATAACAATTCTCTGGTATTAAATTAGATACAGACACAGAAATGTCCATACCATCATTCGTTAATGTATCATCATCAGCAAAGTATTCTCTTACTGCTGTGCCTGATGTTCTTGCTTGTGCAAAGTAAGCATACTTACCTGCTGAAATTGGTTGTACTTTATCATCATGTTCAAAGGCAGATACTTCATTAAGTATTGCAGTTGTAGGTGATATTGTATCTCCTGAACTATCTAATTTATATTGTGATGTATCAGAAAATAATAATAAACTTTCATTAAAGCCTACAGAATTTTTAAGTGTATTAACCTGTGTACCTGAAGCCGCAATATCAATAGGGTCAGTATCTAAAACCTGAGTAGATGTTGTTGCAAAGTAATTAAAGAATGAAGCATTCTCAGTTAAAATTAAATTCTCTCCTGATAAAATACCTAATCTATTTTTATAATAAGTTAAGTTGTTAACATTTTTACCAATAAATGTAGGGTTAGGATTGCTGTCTGCATCTCCACAAACTCTATCAGTCCATGCTAATTCTTGAAATGTGAATGTACCATTATTGTTGTTAATCAATGCGTGAGGCATTGTTGAATTTGTTATACCTAAAGAAGTTGCAGGTGCTAAAGTTTCATTCCATACACCAGACTTCCCTGTAAATTTTACATAGTAATCAGATAAGGTATCACCTTCTTCACCAGTAATTTTTAGAATTATACCTGTCTTTCCATAGAAAGGTAGTTTACTAAAATCTTGTATTTCATCTCTGATTGCATACATGGCTGTATTACCAGAACCATCTGATGTAGTTATAGTATAAGCCGCATTACCATCAGTAGGTTTTCCATAGATTACACTATCAAAACTTTCAAATGTAAAATGAGAAGTGAACCCTGAATAATTAGACAACCCTTGTGTTGTAGATACTGATGAACCGTTGTCAGTTCTTCTAACATTAAAACCAATACCGTTTGCACTACTATCCCAGTGTGTACTTGATGTACCTTTTAAAAGTATGTCTGTAATTTTATTTGTATCTCTAAATTTTGCATCAGTTGACGCATCATTACCAGTAGGCAGTTGAAAGATTACTTCCAATTCTTGTGCCATTGAAGGGTGTTTCAATGCAACTTTATATTCTCTACCGTAGTTTGTTAATTTACAAACAATTAAAAATTCTTCTACTTTAGCCGCAGACGTTGCTGTGTCTGCTGTCACTGTTTTAGAAGTGTTTGCTATAAATGTATAATCAGCAATGTTTACTAACTTAAAATGTTCTCTTGGATTTGTAGATGTTAAATAACTTGAACCACTTGCAATCGTAACTGTCTTTGCATTACCTTCTAAATCAAATACTTTAATACCACCGTTGTATAATGCGACTACATACTGGTTACTTGCGTCTCTTGCGATAGACCAAAATTTTGTTCTGTTAGAATATATGTTTGAACTGTCTAATGTTGCTACATAATCTAAAGGGGGTCTTTTTGATAATCCGTCTGTAAGACCATTCTGTAAATTTACTTGGTCTTCTCCCTGATTAACTCCTCTTTGCGTAGGTGTCTGTTGAGACATACCATTAAGGAAATTGGGAATTGATTGTGATACAACACTACCCATAATTAGTAAGTCCTTCGACCTGTTCTATTGATTATAGAAAATGTGTTAGCGTCACCAGATAAGACGTTGATGTCACTCTCTTGGCTATCTGCTTGATGGAATGCCATTAATGCTTCATTCTCATCTTGACCTATTAATTGTGTAATTTCTTTATCACCTATAAATCTTGAAGCAAATCTTCTTGATGCTTTCATAGTTACATATTGTCTAGCGTATTCTGGTAAATGTTCGTACTGCTGTACTAATACTAAATCAACTGAAGCAGGTGCAGTAGTGAATACGTCTGTGTGATTTCCCATGTCATATAGGAAGCCATTTCTTATTGTGAAATTTAAATGTCTTTGGGAGTGACTTGCGTCTGCTTTGACACAGTTTGAAGGAAGGGGAACTTTGCCATCAATGTCTAATGATAGCGATTTGTAATTTGTGTGTGTATTAAAATTCCAACCTATTGATTGAATAGACATGGAAGTTTCGTTTAGAATATTTATAGCTGTACTTACATCTACTGTTGTAGTTCCTGTAATTGAGTTAACTGGTGCTTCACCAATCGTACTCAGCATTATGTTTACAGATTGTAACTCTGTAGTTGGTGTAATTTGTGTTGCCATATATCCTTTGTGTGAAATTTTTTGGAAAAATATGATGGGGGAAATAAATCCCCCACCAAATATAAGAAACGAATTACGCTTCTTTGATACCTACTGCCGCTTCTGGTCTTAGTACACCATGACCCATAGCGTATTTAGCAACCATTAACGTACCTTGTCTTCTGATTTCGTACTCACTCTCAACGGATAAATCCATTAATTTTACAGTACCAACCGCACTTGGGTGTGAAACCAATGCTACAAAGTTAGATAAGTTAACTGCTTGAGGGTCAGCCGCACTTGCCGCTCTACCTGAAGGAGCAGTTGCGTCATTCGCCGCCGCAATGTTACTTGAGATGAAATGAGGTACTGGAATTAATTCAATTCCTGCAATCTTCATTACTTTACCATCTCTAAGTCCACCATTGTTACCACCAGTAAAGTCTACGTTTACTGCGTTAGTACCATTAGCTAACTTGTAATATTCCTCTAATCTCATAAAGCATTTTCTGCCTTCTTGAGGAACATAGTTTGCGTCTAACTCTTTAGCTGAAGCAAAGATTGCATCAATCATAGCGTTAGCGGCTGTTGCGTCTGTACCAGATGCAATGCCTGTATTAACCACGTTAGTTGTTGCGTCTCCACCTGTAATAGATGCAGATGCTAAACTAGCTTGACCAATAGTTTGCAAGATGTGTTTATCTTTTTGGAGTGCTAATGCTCTACCAATCTCAGTTGAGTAACCACTTCTAACATCATAGTGTGCTTTCGCTTCTTCGATATTAGATAGGAATACAGTTGAAGTAAGTAAATCATTTATTACGATTACTTTTTCTGCATGATTTACAGTTGAACCTGTAAGCTCATTTCCTGGTGAGTGGTAAGACGCAC